TTTATAGCAGGTACTAAAGTCACTATGGCTGATGGCACTTTAAAAAATATTGAAGATGTTGTAGTTGGAGATAAAGTAAAAGGACACAAAGAAGAAAACACAGTTATTAAACTAGATCCTACTTTATTAGGAGATAGAAAACTATATTCATTCAATGATAATAAACATCACTTTTTTACTTCTGAACACCCGTTTATGACTGAAGAAGGTTGGAAATCTATTAAACCAGAAAAAACAAAAGAACGTGACGGTGTAGAACTTTATGATCAGTTAAAAGGTGACCTTAAAGTTGGTGATAAACTTGTAACAGATAATGGTCCAATTAAAGTCACAGATATTAAATCAAAAGAAATGAACAATCCTGAAATGCCTCTATACAACTTTAACGTTTCAAATGATAATTCATACATCGCTGATGATTATGTGGTTCACAACAAAGGTTGTTTCTTAAAAGGAACTTTAATTACAATGGCTGACGGAACTACTAAACCAGTAGAGCAAGTTGATCTAGGAGATGAAGTTGCAGTAGGTGGTAAAGTATTTGCTGTAGGTAGATTCTTAAATACAGAACTATATGATTACAAAGGTATTAAAGTATCTGGTAGTCACATGGTAAATGAAGATGGTACTTGGATGAGAGTCAGAGATACTAAACACGGTAAGTCATTAGGCGATGATCAAAACACCGTTTATGTATTTGGATCAGAGAATAGAAGAATATTAATCAATGGTATTTTATTTACTGATTACTTTGAAGTAAATGAACAAGATATTTTAATGGAAGATTCAGAAGATTTTTTTAACAATTCTAAAAATTATGGAAAAATTATTGACAAACAAAATGTTGATATACTAAATGCAAGTTAGAAAATGGAATTTAGATACTGATTATAAGTATCTCGTTAAATGGTGGAAACAACATGAGTTTGGTGTAGTTCCAAAAAATTGTTTACCTCCTACGGGTATAATAATTAGTCAAAATGATAAGCCTGTATGTGCAGGTGGTATTTATTTTGGTGTTGGAACTAAATTTGCTTTTATGGAATGGATTGTAGTAGATAAAAAAACAGGATTAAAAACAGCACATAATGCTTTAAAATTATGTGTAGAGGAATTAATAAAAATGGCAAAAGAAAACAACATAGATTTATTATACACAGTGACAGCCGATAAGGCTTTACAAAAAAGATATCTTAAATATCATGGATTATCTGTCGCAGAAAAAAGCGCTACTACTTTTTTAAAAAATATTTCTAAAAAAAACTACACTGATTTAGATTGGATTACAGATGGAATTAAAATATAACGAAATAATTGGTGCAATTGTAAAACCAGATGATACACCTGCCACACAAGCAGAGATATTAGAATGGGCTGCAGCTAATCCAATGCCAATAGAAGAACCAAAACAACAGAATGTTGAACTTTTAGAAGAAGTGATTGAAACATTTAACCAAAGAGGATAGACTAACAAAATGGCTGAAATAGACAAATCATTACCAAATACAAAAACAACTGTTGAGATTCCAGGTGAAGTAGAGATAGAGGAGTCTATTAAAGAAAATGTTGAAGAAATCCAAACAGACGGTGGACCTGTTGAAATAGAAATGACAGAAGAAGGTGGAGCAGAAATTTCTTTTGACCCAAAAGCTGCAAGTCCCGAAGGTGGTGAAGACCATTTTGAAAACCTAGCAGAATTTTTAGGAGAAGAAATTTTAGATCCATTGGGTTCAAAATTATTTGATCAATATAATGAATACAGAGAATCACGTGCGGATTGGGAAGATACTTATAAAAATGGTTTAGATCTTTTAGGATTTAAATACGAAAGACGAACACAACCTTTTAAAGGAGCTAGTGGTGTAAATCATCCAGTTCTTGCAGAAGCTGTTACACAGTTTCAAGCTCAAGCTTACAAAGAATTATTACCAGCTGATGGTCCAGTTAGAACTCAAGTTATGGGTGATGCAACAGTTGAAAAAGAAGAACAATCAAAACGTGTAAAAGATTTTATGAATTATCAAATCATGGATCAGATGAAAGAATATGAACCAGAGTTTGATCAAATGTTATTTTATTTACCACTATCAGGATCAACTTTTAAAAAAGTTTATTACGATGATATGTTGGGTAGAGCAGTATCAAAATTTGTTCCTGCTGAAGATTTAATTGTACCTTACTCTGCAAATTCTTTAGATGATGCAGAAGCAGTAATTCATGTTATTAAAATGTCAGAGAATGAATTAAGAAAACAACAGGTCGCAGGATTTTATAGAGATATAGAATTAGGTTCTCCTCCAGTTACACAAAATCAATTACAAGATAAAAAATTAGAACTTGAAGGAATTCAAAAAGATGGTCAAGAAGATCAATACACACTTTATGAGATTCACACTAATTTAGATTTAGAAGGCTATGAAGACATAGGAGCAGACGGCGAGCCTACTGGAATTAAACTTCCATATGTTGTTACTCTATCAGAAGCAGGTCACAAAGTTTTATCAATTAGAAGAAACTATGGAGCCGAAGATGAATTAAAGAAAAAAACAAATTACTTTGTACAATTTAAATTTTTACCAGGAACTGGTTTTTATGGTTTTGGTTTAATACATATGATTGGTGGTTTAACTAGAACTGCAACAGCAGCATTAAGACAATTATTAGATGCAGGAACTTTAGCAAACTTACCAGCAGGATTTAAGTCCCGTGGTATTAGAGTTAGAGATGATGCACAACCTTTACAACCTGGAGAATTTAGAGATGTCGACGCTCCGGGAGGCAATATCAAAGATCAGTTTATGACTTTACCTTTTAAAGGACCAGACCAAACATTACTTTCATTAATGGGTGTTGTGGTTTCAGCGGGTCAACGATTCGCGAGCATCGCAGATTCACAAGTGGGTGACATGAATCAAGCCGCTGCAGTTGGTACAACAGTCGCGTTACTGGAACGTGGATCGCGGGTAATGTCAGCGATACATAAAAGATTATATGTTGGTCTAAAACAAGAATTTAAATTATTAGCAGAAGTATTTAAATCATACTTACCCCCTGTTTATCCTTATGATGTACCTGGTGCATCTAGAGAAATTAAAGTTCAAGATTTTGACGAGCGAGTAGATATATTACCTGTAGCAGATCCAAACATCTTCTCACAGACGCAAAGAATCTCACTTGCTCAAAGTCAATTACAACTAGCGCAATCAAATCCTAAAATACATAATCTGTATCAAGCATATAGATCTATGTATGATGCGCTGGGAGTTAAAAATATAAATGCAATACTTCCTCCACCGCAGGCGCCAATGCCTTTAGACCCTGCATTAGAACATATTATGTCTATGAGTATGAAACCTTTTCAAGCGTATCCTGGTCAAGACCACAAAGCTCACATTGATGCCCATTTAAACTTTATGAGATTAAACCAAACACAAAATAATCCTGGAGCAATGGCATCTTTACAAAAAAATATATTAGAGCACATTAGTTTAATGGCACAAGAACAAGTACAATTAGAATTTGTCGAAGAATTACAAGAAGCACAAATGATTCAACAACAAATACAAGCAGCAGGTGCGCAAAATCCTGCAATGGCACAAGGTATGATGCAAAATCCACAAGTAATGCAGGCACAACAACGTCTACAACAGATTACAAACCAAATTGAATCTAGAAAAGCTAAATTAATTGCAGAAATGCAGGAAGATTTTGCTAAAGAAGAAGAGAAAATTATGGGTGAGTATGGTGGAGACCCACTACTTCGACTAAAAGGTAGAGAAATGGACATTCGAGCGCAAGATAATCAAAGAAAAGAAGAAGAAGGTGAAGAAAGATTGAATCTTGATAAGATGAAAGCAATGATGAACCAAGAAAACCAAGAAGCGAAGCTTGAACAAGAAGCAGACCTTGCTGGATTGCGTGCAGGAGTGTCATTAGCTAAACAATCAATGGCAGACCAAAGCAAAATTCATGATTTTGGTAGAAACTTTGGTAAAAAATAGATATAAATCACTTTAAGGAGAAAATTATGATTAAAAAAGCAAAAGACCCTAAAGCAGTACCAGAATTAGGTGTTGGTAAAGATGGATACAAAACAGGTGGTGTTACAATTGAAGCTACAGATCCTTTTGAAACTCAAACAGTAACTGTTAGAGGAACAAAAAGAATGAGAGCGGATAAAAAACCTGTTCAAGCTAAATGGTATTAGGTTATGTGGTTATCGGCAATTAAATTAGCCGTATCTGCTGGTAGTAAAATTTATGCTAACAAGCAGAAGACGAAAATAGCTATGTCAGATGCACAGTTGATGCACGCATCTCGTATGGCTGAAGGTAAGGAAGCTTACCAAGGTAAATTGTTAGAGGCTAGACAATCGGACTGGAAGGACGAGGCAGTTTTGATAATTCTCTCGGCGCCAATTGCAATTTTGGCCTGGGCAGTTGTAAGTGACGATCCATCAGCTATGGAGAAAGTGAATGTGTTCTTCGAACATTTTTCAGCACTCCCGAGTTGGTTTACAAATTTGTGGATCCTTGTCGTTGCGAGCATATATGGTATAAAGGGAACACAAATATTTAAACAACACGGAGGAAAAAAATAATGGCTAATCCAAGATATAATACTCAAGTAACTCAACCAAGAGGTGGTGCTAGAGTAAAAAAAGCAATGGGCGGAATGTCTAATGCTAGAAAAGACATGATGTCTGGTTATTACAAAGATGATATGGGCATGCAAGGTGGAGCAATGTATAAAAAAGGTGGTTCTGTTAAAAAGAAAAAAAAACAAGGTTACAAAGATAGAAAAGATGAGTCTATTGCAATGAGAATAAAAAAGAAAAGAACTAAAAAACAATTAAAAGATTCAAGAGATGAGTCTTATGGTAAGTTTGGTTCTAAAGCTAAAAAATCAGGAAAGATAAATAAGTAATGACAAAAAACTTAAAAAAAGTACCTGATGGTAAAAAAGGAAAAGGTTTAAAAAAACTTCCTAAACAAGTCCGAAAAAAAATGGGCTTTATGAAAAAAGGTGGCAAAGTTAAGTAATGGCTAAACTTTGTCCTGCAGGAAAAGCTGCTGCAAAGAAAAAATTTGCAGTTTACCCAAGTGCGTACGCAAACATTTGGGCTAGTAAATATTGCAAAGGTAAAGTAGGTAGAACTAAAAAAGCAGATGGTGGTTCTATAAATAAAATTTCACAAGCTAGAAAAGCAGTATCAAGCTATGCACAAGGTGGTATTGCTAAAGGTTGTGGAGGCATTATGAAAAACAGACGTAAAGTAACTAAAGTTGTTTAATGAGTGGTTTAAAAAAATGGTTAGACGACAAATGGGTGGACATTGGAGCACCGAAGAAGAACGGGAAGTATCAACCTTGCGGGAGAAGCAAAGGCTCAAAGAGGAAATATCCAAAATGCGTTCCACTTGCAAAAGCCACACGGATGACAAGTGGGCAAAAGGCGAGTGCTGTCAGACGAAAAAGATCAGTATCTAACAAAGGTCCAAAACCAACAAATGTCGCAACATTTGCAAAAAGAAAAAAATTAAGTATGGGAGGTTTAGTTTGAGAAAACAAGATAACATGCCTGCCAGAAATAAAAAAAACTTCAGATCTACAAAATCTGGAGCAGGTATGACACGAGCCGGTGTCGCTGCCTATCGAAGAAAAAATCCCGGTTCTAAATTAAAAACAGCTGTGACTGGTAAAGTTAAAAAAGGGTCCGCTGCCGCTAACAGGCGAAAATCTTACTGCGCAAGAAGTGCAGGTCAAATGAAAAAATTTCCTAAAGCTGCGGCCAATCCAAATTCGAGACTTCGACAGGCACGTAAGCGATGGAAATGCTAGATAAATTTTTATATTCTTTTTTTG